TAAGCACTCTGGTTTTAATACAAAAAAATAAGTCTATGGAAGAAAATGAATTGATGGAAAAACTTGAATCTGAAGAGCAAGGGTATTACGAGTATGACGAACTTAGCAAAACTGAAGAATATAAAACGCTTAAATCCTCTTTAATGAGAATGAGTAGTTTTCAGATTATTAGTGAGGGGCCAATGGCATTTGCGAAAGATGGTGTAACTTTTGAAAAGACTCAAGTAAGTAATGAATTGTACAAATTAATAAAGATAATCGAATAACAGGTATATATACTATTAAATTAAGCATCCATTCGGGTGCTTTTTATTTTGCGATAGAAATCATGTGAGGTGAGTGAATGGCAAAGGAATATGCAAAGAAGTTTTATAAGTCAACTGCTTGGGTGAAATGTAGAGAGTCATACATTGGCACAACTTTAGATGGTATCTGTGAGCATTGCAAAGAAGTCCCTGGTTATATCGTTGACCATATTGTTGAGATAACACTACAGAATATAGATAATCTAGATATCACATTGAACCATGAGAATCTACAATACTTATGCTTACCTTGCCATAACACTAAGACGTTTGGTAAAGCTGTATTAATTAGAGCAGATGTAATGTTTGATGAGAATGGTGATTTGATTAGAAGGGAATAGGATATAGTATAATGGCAAACCGTTAACTAAAGAATAATTAACAAAAAAAGAATCGAGAACAAAAAGAACCAATCCCCCCCTTTCAAAAATAAAGACAGGGCTCATAGGGGGACCGAGAGGGGAGATTCGTGTAACACACGGGTTATTTCGCGTGACCCCCTACCCAAAAACGAATAAAGTGAGGTGTTATTGATGGCGATGAAGAAAGAATTAACAAAAGAAGAACGAGTTAAAAAGGAAGTAAACAGACTTAAACGGATTTATAAAGAGATGCCAAAAGATACCCTCATGGTTGTAGAGGGGTTAATTGTTGAAGCTGCAGACTTACGAGTTCGGTTAGAAGATATCCGAAAAGATCTTGATGAGAATGGTTATGATGAAATGTTCTCGCAATCGGAGAATCAAGAACCGTATGAAAGAGAGCGCCCACAAGCTCGACGATATATTTCGATGAATAAAAACTACCAATCTATCATGAAACAACTTGGCGATTATGTTCCTAAAATACCACCAAAGCCCAAGGAGAATAGCGATGGGTTCGATGAGTTTGTAAACGGCCGTGATTAAGTACCCTCTATCTTATAATCCAATTCTAGAATACTGGTACAAAATAAAAACTAAACAAGAAATTGTATCAGACAAAGTAAGGCGAGTTTATAAAAAGCTCGTCACAGATATTAGTAGTACAAAAAGTGAGTGGGAATATAACGCCAAACGTGCAAATCATGCAATAGAATTTGTTGAGAACTTTTGCAAACACAGTAAAGGGAAAATGGGTGGTAAACCGTTTTTGTTAGAACTGTGGCAAAAAGCTATGACAGCCGCTTTATTTGGATTTGTTCATAAAATTGATGGTATAAGAAAATACCGTGAGTTTATGTTAATTGTTGCCCGTAAAAATGGAAAATCGGCTTGGGGTTCAGCAATCGCCCTTTATTTAATGGTTGCTGATGGAGAAGCAGGACCTGAAATAGTATCAGCAGCAACTAAAAAAGATCAGGCTAAAATTATTTGGTCTGAAGCAAAGAGAATGGTGAAAAAATCACCAGTCCTTTCTAAAAGAATTCGTACGTTAGTAGCTGAAATGATTTCAGATTTTAACGACGGTTCTTTCAAACCTCTTTCAAGTGATTCAAATACACTTGATGGACTTAACGTGCATTGTTCATTAATAGATGAACTACATGCCATTGAAGATAAGAATCTTTATGACGTTATTGTCGATGGTATGACGGCTCGTGAACAACCAATTTCTATTATTACAACGACTGCCGGAACTGTAAGAGAAGGAATCTTTGATATTAAATATGAAGAAGCCGAACGTATTATAAACGGATATGATGACCCAGAAGGTTACAAAGATGAAAGAGTTCTTCCTATTATTTATGAACTTGATAAAAGAGAAGAATGGATAGATCCGAAGTGTTGGAAAAAAGCAAATCCGGGATTAGGAACTATCAAAAATGAGGATCAACTTAGAAGTAAAGTTGAAAAGGCTAAAGCAAATCCTATGCTTGTTAAGAATTTACTTACAAAGGATTTTAATATTCGTGAAACATCAACAGAAGCTTGGCTAACCTTTGAACAATTAAATAATACATCTAAATATAAAGTAATAGAATTAAAACCTTCGTATGGAATTGGTGGTTGTGATTTATCCTCAACAACCGATTTAACAGCAGCAAAGGTTATTTTTATGTTGCCAGACGATCCGCACATTTATGTTTTACAAATGTATTGGCTTCCTGAAGATTTACTAGAACAACGAAGTAAAGAAGATGATATTCCATATGATTTATGGCATGAACAAGGATTATTAAGGACTACACCAGGTAATTCAGTTCATTATAAATTTGTTACTGAATGGTTCTTAGAAATCCGGGACGAATATGGCATTTACATTCCTTGGATTGGTTATGACAGATGGAGTGCGAACTACTGGGTTGAAGAAATGGAAGGCTATTTTGGTAAAGAAGCTATGGTTCCTGTTGCACAAGGGAAGCAAACTCTTTCTAGTCCAATGAAATTGTTAGGTGCTGATTTAGAATCAAACTTAGTGAATTATAACAATAATCCGATTGATAAGTGGTGTCTTTCAAATACAGCAATTGATATTGATAAAAACTTAAACATACAACCGAATAAAACAAAGAATCAAAGACGCCGTATCGATGGTACAGCAGCGCTTTTAAATGCTTATGTAATCCTTCAAGAAAAGAGAAATGATTATCTCAACATGATTTAAGAGGGAGGTGAGAAATTGGGATTATTCGATAAGATATTTGGAAAGAAGCAAACTCCGTCTACTAAAAGTTATAACCGTTATGAAATGATTAGTGATACAGGTGAAGGTTTTTTTTCTTGGAGTGGAGATATTTATCAGAGTGATATAATTCGCGCGTGCATACGTCCTAAAGCTAAGGCTGTTGGTAAGTTAGTTGCCAAGCACATCAGGGATAATAAAACCGAATTCAAAGTTAATCCAGAGCCATACATCAGGTTTTTGTTAGAAGAGCCTAATCCATTGATGACAGGTCAAATGTTTCAAGAAAAAATGACTAACCAATTAGAGTTGAATCACAATGCCTTCGCTTATATTAAACGAGATGACTTAGGTTATGCCTCTGAAATATATCCTATACCTTGTACAACGGTTGAAGTTGTTGAAGGGACATATGGAGATATCTTTTTGAAGTTTTACTTTAGAAATGGAAAACAAATGACTGTTCCATATACCGATGTAATTCATTTACGTAAAGATTTTAATGAAAATGATTTTTTTGGAGAACATCCAGGCAAAGCTTTATCACAATTGATGGAAATTGTAACGACTACTGATCAAGGTATTGTTAAAGCCATTAAAAACAGCGCTGTAGTAAAGTGGATTCTTAAATTTAAATCGGTATTAAAACAAGAAGATATCGACATGCAGGTTAAAAACTTTGTTAATAACTATTTAAATATCGCAAATGATGGCGGTGCGGCTTCATCTGATCCGCGTTACGATTTAGAACAAGTTAAACCCGAAGCATTTGTTCCAGACTCAAAGCAAATGCAAGAGACCGTACAGCGTATTTATAATTTCTTCAATACAAATGAAAACATAATTCAAAGTAAATATAACGAAGATGAGTGGAACGCTTACTACGAATCAGAGATAGAAGTTTTTGCGATGCAGCTTGCTGGAGAATACACCAGGAAGCTTTTTTCGCGTAAAGAAAGAGGTTTCGGTAATAAAATTATCTTTGAATCTGCATCACTTCAATACGCTTCTATGAGTACAAAAATGAATCTTGTTCAAATGGTAGACAGAGGTTCATTAACGCCGAACGAATGGAGAGCAATTCTTTCACTTGGCCCAATTGAGGGTGGAGATAAACCAATTAGAAGGTTAGATACAGCCTTAGTTAAGGAAGGTACGGTCACTGATGAAGGAGGTGATAATAATGAACCAAACGGAAAAAAGGGAACTACTGAGTAGCGAAATAGAAATTAGAGAAGTTGAAGGCGGACTTCGAACCATTACCGGTTATGCAGTTAAATGGGAAATGAAGTCTGTGACAATGGGTTATTGGAGACGATTTAAAGAACAATTCAAGCGTGGAGCTTTTACAGATTCTTTAACGCAAGATGACCAATTAGCGTTATGGAGTCATGATTACTCTCAAGTTCTTGGTAGAACTAAGAATGGGACTCTTCGATTGTTTGAAGATGAAATTGGACTCCGATTTGAATTAGATTTGGCTGATACAACGCTTGGCGATGATACGTATAAAACGATTAAACGCGGTGATGTTGACGGCGTTTCATTTGGCTTCCAAATGGTGAAAGAAGAGTGGGATGAGTCTAATCCGGATAATATTGTGCGTAGTGTTACGAAAGCGAAATTAGTTGAAATTAGCCCTGTGGCATTCCCGGCATATCCGGATTCTCAAGTTTCGGCTAGAAGTCATGATCCGTATAAACAATTTGTGGATGAACGTAATCAAAAAGACTTACGACAAAAACTAATTTTAAAAACTTACTTATAAGGGAGAGATTCATTTGAAAACATTACAAGAAATTTTAGCTAGAAAAACAGAAATTCGTACTTTACTACAAGGTGATCAAGAGGTAGATTTAGCAGCACTTGAAACTGAATTACGTGAACTTGATGAAGCGCAAAAACAAATTGAAACTCGTCAGCGCTTATTGAAAGAAGCAGAGGTTATTAATAACAATGCTGATTCAGAAACACGTACAGTAGTTGAAACGTTTAACAATGAGCCACCACAACAAGATTTAGAGTTAGAAACATCAGAAAAACGCGGACAAGCATTGATGGAAAATCGTGCTGTTACTGTAGGGAGTGGAAATGTAGTACTTCCGAAACATACAGCTTCAGATATCCGACCTACTTTCAATGAAGTTTCTACACTGATTGATCGTGTATTTACAAAAACATTAAAAGGCGGAGAAAGCTACCAACAACCGTATCTTGAAAGCTATGGTGAAGGTGATTATACAACTGAAGGTAATGATTACGCTAATGTTGAGACGAAGTTTGGATATGCTGATATTACTAAAGCGAAAATCACTGCTTATTCCGAAGACACTG